AAATCATTGATCTTTGATACTCAAGTCCTGCCCGAAGGCGTCCGCAAAAAAGTCGGCTGCGCGTTGGGCGGGCTTTAAGGCGCTCCTGACGGCGGCGTCCCAGAAAGCTTTGTCCATGAAGCCCTACCTTGATAAGGCACCGAAGGTTGTGCAACTCGTGCGCCTTGCGTACGAAAAGGCCGGACTCACCCCGATTGAAGAGCCGATCCGCGGCGGCACCGACGGTGCGCGTCTTTCCTCCCTCGGCCTTCCCTGCCCGAACGTCTTTACGGGACGTTTAACAATCAATAATTGCAAGGCTTGCAGGTCACTGTCTAATTTTTCCACCAGTATTTCCACCAGTATTCATAGGAAATTGATAGAATCCATTCAGATGTCCCGAGCGCCTTCGAGCGCCTGAGACACGGAACCCCGAGCGCCGCAAGGTACCCGGGGTTCAATTCTGCCAGAAGGCAGCGTCAGGCTTCTTTGCAGACAGCCTTCGCGTACCAAATGGCCTTCCATGCCTTTTCGATCAGGCAGATGTCATCATGCGAGAGGTAATGATCGTCCTCTGCCGCATCAAGCACCCGATCGATTTTCTTGAGAAGCGCGTCTTCTGTCTGCTCGGCGCGCATCTTGCGCAGGTCCTTTTCGTCCATATCTAGCCCCCGTACTTTTCCATGATTGATTTCAGCTTATCGAGGTCTCCTCGGTCGGCGCGGTACCCCGCAATGATCACGGGCCCCCTCTCAAGTGCCTTGACAGCCTCCTCGTGCAGCAGGTCGATATCGAGCTTTCCGTCGGCGTCCAGGACACCCAGGGCTTTCAATGTCGGAGAATACTGCTCCATCAGCTGCGGGATACGACGAGCGATAAGCCCGCCGGCCATCCCTGCGGCGAACGGAGCCATTCCACCGACTGCCGAAGCAGCCGGCAGGATCACCGACTCGAAATACTCAGCAACGACCGCTTGAGCGTTTCCGATCGGAAGTTTCATGGCTTAACCCTTTTGGACGTCGATGGTTCCCGTGACCGGCTGAACCGCTGGGGCGGTAGCCGTCGGCGCTACCCAAGAGTTCCACCGCTCCATGACCTCGGGGCAGATGGCCGTGCGAGGGATGATGGTGCGCGTGATACCGGACACGAGGTTCTGCAAGGACGTGATCGCAGCAGAGTTCTGAGAGATACCGCAAGTCGCGGCAGCGGCCACAGCATCGATCTTGGCGTTGGTCTTGCAGCAGCACTCATCGATGCGGGCACCGAGCTGCGAGCGCACAAGCTCTTCGCGAAGCTTGCCGATTTCGCCGTCCTTCGCTACCTGGGCTTCAAGAACAGCGACACGTTCACGGTTGCTCGCGGCTTCGTCGGACAGAGGCTTGATGAAAGCATACATTTCGTCGCGGAGACGACGATTGTCTGTAAGGGACTGCCCGTAGACATCTTTAGCCACCTTGTCGCTGTAGTTTTCGGACTTCAGCATAGCGTTTTCGGCCATCAAGGCCGAGACCTTGTCGGCGCAACCGTTGCCGAAGAGACCGCCAAGAAGGCCGCCGTTTCCACCGTTCGATCCGGCCAAAACGCCGAGAGCGGTTCCCGCGATACCAAGACCGAGGCCAGTACCGGCGACACCTTTAGATGCAAATTCACCCATGACAAAACTCCTTGTCACAGGAACTCAAAGGTTCTCTATACGTAAGTAAATGTGCGCTCGGTTGGCGCTAAGGATTAGGCTCAGGGGCCTTGTGTGAAGCAGAATCCGAACGGTTCTGCAAGCTAGGGTCATTGTATACAGAAAGATCAAGCACATCAAGCGTCTTGCAGCGCCGACATACGATCATCACCGTCCCGCCGGGCGGACGTTCTAACGAAAGATCGAAGAGACGTTTACCGCACCTCGGGCAAACAACCTTTACCGCTTCCATCTTATTCCCTCCTACTAATGTTCTCTCGAAGATCAGAAAGAACCGTGTTGAGCGATGCTTTGTCACCGCGGCCACAGGCCAAGACTAGCTCGGTCACGAGCGCGTTCCGGAAAGAACACAAAATGCCAGAGAAGTTTCCTCGGCGTGTGATCACTTGGGCGCGGCATTCGTCTGCAGAGAACTCATCGACCATGCGCCGCACGTACCACTCAGCCTTCTGTAAATCCAAAAGCTCTGTGCCCTTAAAAGGCGCTCTCAGTATGTACTTCACGGCATTCCCCAGGCAAAAACTCAGATGCTGAGTAAGCTCAATCACCTCGTGGTCGTAATGCTCGGCGTAGTGCTGAGGATGATTTACAAGATCGGTCATTTAAGAATCTCCGTCAGTGCGTCGTGGTTTGCGGCGCATCGCTGATAGAGTCGGCCGCACTCTGAACCAGAGTCAGCCAGTCTTTGAACCAAGCCTTCCAGCTCGGCAACTCTTCGACCAAGAGCGTCTGCGGAATCTCCGCCGGCGGAGCTGTGACCGTCCGCGTGGCGCAGCCGGGCGCGAGCCCGATCAAGCTCAGCACGCAAATCGTTGTACTCAGCCTGCGCCAGGTTAATCGTGTCCGTTGCTTTCGAAAGTCCTTCTGCATTCTTTCTCTCCGCCGCACGTAGCGCATCAGACTGCGCTACCTCCATGAGTGCGATTTCTCTGTCGTAGTGGGCAGAAGTAAGCCAGCCCCCCGCCCCGAAAGCCAGGGCGACCGCCACCATGTAGACGTAATCTTTCACAACTCAACCCCTTCGAGTTTCGCGCGATTTCGTAATATGTCGAGATAGCCGTCCATCGTGTAGAGCTGGAACGTATAAAGGCCACGGGAACAAGTCGGCGTAAAGCCTAATTTCCCAGTGTCCCATTTAACAAGCATTGCAGCGAGTTTGTCTCGGCGAATCTTCAGTTGCAGGTACTCCGCCTTGAAGCGATCTTTGTAGTCTTCGCTACACATCAGCGCGGCAGTGTCTTTGAGCTCCATCATTTGCGACTCCTGTAGTCCCAAAAAGCGTGATGCCCACGCACGTCAACATGGACGAACGCGTCGTAAAGTCCGACGCCGCCGTCAGCGTTGATTTCCAGACACAAGTCCTGAAACTCCGGAATCAATTGCGGATCATCAGGCCGAATGTCCGCCGCCATGCCTTTCGTGTGATACGAATTAGGCACGGCCCCGGGAATCGTCGCGTTGTATTCCGGACTGCGGTAGCCGGAATTCACGAGAACCGGCTTTCCCCACTCCCGGCGGATGCGGTTCAAAAGGTTCAAAAGTTCATCGCGCACCACGTGCGGAAAAGGAGACTTGTACGGGTCCTTCGGACTCTGCAACTCCTTTTCGTCAAAGAAACCATATTTCATCGGCCGCCTCTTTCTAAAAAACTTTTCAGAATGCTCACGCCGTCTTTCCCCATCATGCCGCCCAACCCAGCAAGAGCCCCTGCGGCCTCATCCGGCAAACCGTGAGAGTGTGCAGCCATACAGATCAGAAAGCCGACAAACCCCGACAGAGCTACCGACACAAAGAATTCCCACCAAAGGAACGGTTTCGCTTTATCCAACGAGTTCAAATACATCAAGCACTGAGCCATGGCACCCACCGCAAAGGCAAAGAGGTATCGAAAGTATTCGTGGTAGTCCTGCATCGAAATCCCTCAACTCTTTTGTAGCCTGCAGTATCAACGACGATCCCCGGCTTACGCGCACGAGCTTTTGTGCGCGTACACACATCGGACGGCTTGAAGATGCCGTTCATGATGAGCAGAGACCCCTTCAATCCGGCTGACATCAAGGCCGAAGAAACCACCCGCCGCGAAAGCACGGAGCGCTATATGCGCCGCGTGAAGAAGTCCATCGCCTACGTAATGGACACGAAAGAAGGCCGCGAAGCTATGGAAATCATCTTGGATGCAACCGGGCTTTATCGACCGTCTTTCAACACAAACGCGCTTTCAATGGCTTACGCCGAAGGACGCCGCAGTGTCGGACTCGCACTGCTCAATCTCATAGACCCGACTTCTTATCAAGAAATGCTGAGGGAATCTCATGAACGACGAAACAACGACCGTGGCTGAAAATACAAACGATGCCCCCGCTGCAGATCAGCCTGCAGCCAACCCGGCGGCTCAGTCCGCAGGTCAGGAAAGCCAGCCGCAGACCGACAAGCCTGCAACCGGAATGCCTGAGACCTTGCTGAACACTGCCACCGAAACTAAGCCCGAAGAAAAGCAGGACGGTGAAAAGGCGCCGAAAGACAGCGAGGCCGACAAGCCCGCTGAAGGTGCGCCAGAAAAGTACGAAGAGTTCAAGGCGCCTGAAGGCACCATGCTCGACGCCGCCGTTATGCAGCAATTCGGAGAAGTGGCAAAGGAACTCAACCTGCCGCAGGACAAAGCCCAAGACGTGGTCAACAAAATGGCCCCGATCATGGTGCAGCGCCAGATGGAACAGATTGCGGGAATTTCCAAACAGTGGGCTGAAAAATCGTCCAATGACCCGGAAATTGCCGACCACCTCAATGACATTGCCCGCATCCGAGATATGTTCGGCAAGGGCAGTGACGGGAATCTCGACCCGGATATTGCGGAGTTCATCAACTCCCCTGCCGGCAACCATCCTGGCGTGCTGAAGCTCCTTGCCCGTGTCGGTGCGCGTTTCGGCGAAGGCGGCTTCCCGACGGGGAAACCCGCGCCGCGACAAATCACCGCAGAAGACGTTTACGCAGTCTAATAATTTTTAATGAGGTACAGAAATGGCAGATATTGTCAGCAACGTTGCACCGACGTCGTTGGCCGAATTCGAAGGCCTTGTCGGTGACAAGGATGTGGCCCGCAAGGTGTTTTTGCACACCATCCGCGACTATATGCCCTTCTTCGACCAGGCCGTTATTGTTCGAGGCAATGACGGTATGGGGGACAAGGGGCAGATCGTCACCCGCTACCCGGAAGGCGATCTTCACGGATACAACGAGGGCTGGGGCTCTGATGTTGTGACGGGCAACAACGTTCGTTACACCTGCAGCCGCCGTTCTTCGAGCTCGACCATCGATCGCGATCAGTTCAACGACCAGAAGGAAAGCGACCGCGCTTCTTGGCGCTTGCGTCGCGATCAGGCCTTTAGCCGCGGCTTCGCCCGCGCTACGGTACGCAATCTCTTTTACGGCGACCCCGCGAAAGACCCGAATAGTTGCAAAGGGCTCTTCAACATCGTGACGCCGACCGATCCCGTCTTCAAGGATCGAATCATCGACGCCGGCGGCACCACGGAAAACAAGCAGACGGAAATTCTTCTCGTCGGCTGGGACCCGGCCTCGAACTATTTGTTCTATCCGCAGTACGGAGAGAATCTTGGCGGCTTCCAGACCACTGTCCACCCTGAAGCCGTACGAGTAACCGCCGGCACGTCGGACAATCCTAAGCACTACTGGGCGCTGGAAACCGATTTCCGTTGGGACATCGGCGTCGCTATCTACGATCCGCTCACCGTCGTTCGTATTGCCAACATCGATACGACGAAGTGGAGTAAGTCTTCGAAGACTTCCGGTAGCCCCGATCTGATCGACCTCATGACGCAGGCCGTGAACCTGCTTCCGGACGAGTACAAGGGCCGTTGCGCGTTCTATTGCAACGAATCGGTTACCGGCATTCTTCGTCGTCAGATCAACAACAAGGAAAACGTGCAGCTCACGACCGGAGAAGTTGCCGGACGCAAGGTTGTGACCTGGGACGGCATTCCTATCCATCGTTTGGGCACGGACGTTATCACCAACACGATGCCGGTTTTGTCTCTGGGCTAAGGAGGACGCAATGATTACCGATGCACTTTTGAAGTTTTGCTCTGACAAGGCTTTAGCGTCCGCCATTACGACGGGCAAAGTCATTGACCTGAAACAGGAGTATCCGAACCTCGGTTCGCTGACTCCTCGATTCAATCTCATCCTGCAGGTTAAAGATGCCGGCGGTGAAGGTACCGTAACCTTTAAGTTACAGGATTCCGCCGACGGATCGACTTTCGCCGACTTACTGACCTTCACACAGACGGGGTCGAAGATTCCGGCCAGCCAGGCAATTCCGATGCCGCTGAAGCATCGTCGCTACCTGAAACTCATCACGGCCGTTACCGGCACCGTGACGGGAACGCTGCTGCGTGCCGTACTTGATAACGGTTATGAATTGCCGCGCACGACGAAAACGGAAGGTTACGATCCCGCGCCGACGGTTGATTGACCTGCTTTAAAGGCAAACTCTGAGGGGACGGTTAAACCGCCCCCTTTTCTTTAGGAGGCCTGAAATGGCTACATCCGTTGATATTTGTAATCTCGCTCTGTCGATTCTTGGCGATGACGCCACGGTAGTTTCCATCACCCCGCCGGCCGGCTCAGACCAAGCCGGACACTGCGCCCGTTGGTACCCTGTAGCCCTTCGGCGAATCCTGGAATCAAACCCGTGGAGCTTCGCCACCAAACGCAGTCAGCTGACAAAACTCAATAATGTCGATGCCTCGATCTACGGCTACAAAGGCGCCTACGCCCTGCCGAGCCAATTCATGCGAGCGCTAAAAATCGAATCGGCGGAATATCTGTCGGAAGGCATTGATTCCGACCTTTACCCCGAGCTTGGCCATTTTGAACTAGGCCTTGTTGAAAACAACTCCCATCGCGTACTTTTCTGCAATGTCACTGACCCGGTGCTGACCTACGTCGCCTACGTAGACAATGCCGATCTCTTTCCTGGGTATTTTGTTGACGCACTGATGTTGCTTCTCGCCAGTTACCTTTACGGTCCGGTTAAGCGAGCTGATACAACATCTCAGACCGTTGTCAACATCATGAAACAGTACGAAGCGGCACTGACAAAAGCTAAGACCGAAGACGCTCAGATTTCCATGAGACGCCGGGAAGCACCCTATATTGCGTCGCAACTTCGTGCTCGGGAGGTATGGTAATGGCAAGCATCCGCACCTATCAGCAATCCTGCAACGGCGGGGAATTGTCACCGGAAATGTACGGACGTGCCGGCGATCCGAAGTATCAGTCCGGACTCGCCAAATGCCGTAATTTCCTCATCGATCCCCGTGGCCCGGCAGAGAATCGACCTGGGTTCGCTTACGTCAACTACGCCAAATACGCCGACAAACGCGTGAGGCTGATCCCGTTCACTTTCTCAACGGATCAATCCATGGTGCTCGAATTCGGAGAAAAGTACATCCGCTTTCACACGGACGGGCAGACCCTGTTAGGTAGCAACGGACAGCCGTACGAAGTCGCTACGCCATACAGTGCCGACGATCTTTTCTCGTTGCATTATGTTCAATCCGCCGACGTTCTCACCATCGTTCATCCGGCCTATGCACCGAGAGAACTACGCCGCTACAGCGTCGTTGATTGGCGCCTTGTGGAAATCAACTTCAAAGGCGCACTACCCTCACCGTGGGCTCCTACCGTCGTGCAGTCCATCAATGGCGACGTGCAGAATAAAGAGGACTACACCCGGGAATACTGCATCACTGCTCTGAAGGCCGACGGCTCAAACGAGTCTGCGGCAGGCCCGTCTACTTCCATCCGCTGTAATCCGTATGGAACCGGCGCATACAACACCATATCTTGGAACGCCGTATCCGGCGCAGAACTTTATCGCGTGTATCGCAATCAGGGTGGCATTTGGTGCTTCATTGGCCAGACGAAAACTCTCAGCATTCGGGACGAACAAATCGACCCCGACGCATCAATCACCCCGCCTATTTACGACGACCCCTTCGGACAATCCGGCGGCATCACATCGGTCAAAGTCACCAATGGCGGGAGCGGGTATGGTTTATTGCGAAGCGTTTCATATATTTCGCAAAAAGGACGAATCGTCGGATCAAACGGAAACACCGTATCCGTAAACTTGGACGCGGAAAATTTCCATCATGACGACGGGCAAGGTATTCCCTACCCCACCATAACATCTTCTCAAGTGTTTTACGTTGATGGAACTATCGAAGGCAGCGGCTCCGGAGGGAAAGGGCGCCTAACTTACGTAAACAACAAGCGGACTCAAGGCATGTGGTGGGACGCTTACCTGACGGGCGTTTCCCTCACATCTCGCGGGGAAGGCTATACGGATGGAGCCCAATTTCACGCAAGTTTGGAGTGTGGCTCTAAAGGAGCAAGGTGCGACTACTATTTCCCCGTCGTCTTGGAGCCGGCCTCCGCCCCTAACGTCTACGTCACCGACGCCACCGGTTCAGGGGCTGAACTTGAGGCCGTCGTCCAGAACGGTGTCATAGTCAGCATCGTAATCAAGAAACCGGGTTCAGGGTACACCAACCCCGTCGTGCATATTGACGGAAGCAAGTCGGGAGGATCGGGGGCTACGGCTACCGCCACCGTCGGTCAATCCGGGGACTTTCCTGGGGCTGTAACGTACTTCGAACAGCGTCGTTGGTTCGGCGGCACTTACAACCGCCCTAATAACATCTGGGCCACCAAGTCCGGCACTGAGTCTGATATGAGCTACAGCCTGCCGTCGCAGGATGACGACCGCATCGCCATCCGCGTCGCCGCCCGTGAAGCCAACCGCATTCAGCACTTTGTGCCACTGTCTCAGCTGATGCTTTTCACGGCCGCAGCCGAATGGCGAGTCAGTCCGTTAAACTCAGACGCCATCACCCCAACGTCAATGTCCGTGCGTCCCCAGTCGTATGTCGGCGCCAATTCTGTGCAACCGTTGGTAATCAACAACGCCTGCATTTACGCGAGCGCCCGTGGCGGACACCTTCGGGAATGCGGCTACTCGTACGAAGCCGGCGGTTTCGTCACAAATGACGTCTGCCTCCGGGCAAACCACCTTTTCGACAACCTGGAACCTATCGACCTTTCTTACTCAAAAGCCCCGTGGCCGATCATTTGGTGTGTCAGCTCTGCCGGCAACCTGATTGCGTTCACCTACGTTCCGGAACAGTCCGTCGGCGCATTCTCTTCCCTTACTACGGACGGCACCTTTGAGTCGTGCGCCGTCGTTCCGGAAGGCGAAGAGGACGCGCTTTACGTCGTCGTTCGCCGTACGATCAACGGCGCCACCCGCCGCTTTATCGAACGAATGCACGAGCGCAAGTACAACAAACTCGAAGAGAGTGTGCACCTGGATTGTTGCGGGACCTATCGCGGCGATGCCAAAGACGAGATTTCCGGGTTGACGTGGCTCGAAGGCGCCACTGTTTCCATCTTGGCCGACGGCTCAGTAGAACCGAATCAAGTGGTGAAAGACGGGAAAATCAAGTTGCAGGAGCCTGCATCGTTGGTGCATATCGGACTGCCGTACACCGCCGACCTTCAAACTTTGCCGATTGCTTTGGCGCTGCAGGACGGTTCTTTCGGCTCAGGCCACATGAAGAACGTTCAGAAGGTTTCCGTGCGTCTTGTCAACACGTCAGGGCTGCAGACGGGCCCGACGTTCGATAAACTCACAGACTACCCCGCACGCGGCACGGAACTTGCCGGCACGCCGCCGACACCCATCACGGGCGAAGTGACGACGCAGGTCAATCCCCGTTGGGGCGACGGCGGACAAATCTGTATCCGGCAAAACCAGCCCTTGCCGATGAAGATTGTCAGTATTACGACGCAGTTGGAAATCGTCTAATTCTGTAGATTTCGCCCGAATTAAAAAGCCCCCGCACGCCGGGGGCTTAGTTTATTTTCTCGGTTGATCCGCCATTCTCGGCGCGCGCGTCGGCGTGAGACTGTCAAGCGGCAACCAGTAGTCCTGTCCAGTCCCACGGCGCAGCTTCTTTTCCATCCGCGACAGGTATCCCGGCGACATCCACTCATTGAACTCGTTCATAAAGGCGCGGTCAATCGCCGTTGACGTGTACCACATATTGAGGAACGGAAGGTGCGAGCGGACAAGACGAGCAGCTTTCACCCCAGGTTTTGTCTCTCGGTCATAAATGGCACTGCCGAGCGCGGCCGTTATAACGTCTGACGCCTCAACAACAGTCCCAATTTGCGGGCCGGCGAAGTTGGCGAGGCCCGACATAGCCCCATAGCGTGCGTCTTCAGACAAGCCATTGGCGAGCCAGTCACCGATAAAGCCGAGGCCGCCACCCTTTGCCATCGCCTCAAGCCAGAATTTTCCGGAAGTCATATCCTGAGCGTCTTTGCCGTTCAGAAGGTTTTGCACCTGCAACGACAGCGTTCCGAATACCGTCGTCGCCACCACCATCCCCGCTGCATACCCCAGTTGATCCACAAAACTCCCATGACGGTTCAAGAACTGAGCGCGCCGCCAATGGCGTTCCATCATGGCAATCGGAAAGGATTTGAAAAGATATAGCGCCCTGACGAATTCGCCCTTCATCGTCCCACGCTGAGTCCCTCGCGTAGATTCGGCCCGCGTCACCAAGTCCGGCCCCAGGGACGCCATTTCGCCTTCAGAAACGATAAAGCCGAGGAGCTTTGCCGGTAGTGCATCCAATTCAGTCCGGGTGATACCAGCGTCCGGATTAGGATTAAGCGCCTTTAGCTGATTGAGGGTGAGAAATTTAATCCCCCGGTGCTCTTCCGTTCCGGCCGCTTGGAACAGCTGCCAGTCCCGTTCCGTGATGCCCGCATTCTGCAGCCGCGCCCGATCATAGTCATCCAGCGCCGCCCAGTCCTTCTCAATGAGCTTACCGAGAGAGGCCATCATATTGAGGCCAAACGCCCGGCGCGTCGCGTCCGTGAAGGCCGTCAGGAATGAAGCCTTCATCGTGGCATTCGCCATCTTGGATGTCCACCCCTGCCCGATGTTGTCATTGGCCCATCGGTTGAAGTCGGACGAAATACTGTCCGAGATCAAGCCGGCACGATTCGCATAGTCGCGCCAATCGGCACCATAGGCCTGAAACAGAAAACGCAGCCCCTGTCCGAAATCTAGGCGGTTGAACCCTGTCGCTACAAAGTAGGACGGAATATCCGAGAACGAGGAAATAAACGCCTTCCCCAGCTTACCGGCCACTTCGAGGTTTCGCCAGCCTGACATAAAGTCCGCCACGCCTTCTCGGTTGACGGCGGCATTACTCGTCTTCCCGGAAAGAACGGCCCACATATCATCGATACTCGCGTCCGTCAGTCCCTGCCATCCGGAATACTTTGTGAGGAGCCTCCACCGTGATTCTTCGGACATTCGGGCGTTCTGCGCTTCAGACTCCGCAATGTTTTTCATGAATTTAAACGTCGCCTCAGCCCGCGGTCCCATGGCTTCCATAATGGCTATATCGTGGCTCATTTTGGAAACGTGACCGACGAGAGTACTCGTAAGGCTTCCGCGGCCAAACCGGGACTCGTATGCCAAGAAGGACTCAGCATCCTTGAAATGCAGAACGCGATGCTGATACTTCTTGTATCGAGAGACATTGTGTTTCGGCACCTTTTGGGCAATATCAAAGAGGTCAGCTTCCACATTGCCAGACGTGACGATGTTGTCCCAAGCGCCGCCCAACAATTCGCGCAAGCCGGCATCATCCATGAGCTCTCCGTCATCGCCAATGAAGCGCGTGCGATCCATCAGCGGCATGATGAAGTCCACCCACGCGTCCCGCCCCATCCGACGGACTTTCCACCAATCATGCGACTGAGGAATGTAGCCGTAATCCAGTCTGCCGATTTCTGCGCCGGCACGCACGGCACGCTGACGCATATCCTCTGCGGTTTTAAGCCAAGCGTCGGCCGCAGCCTTCGCCCGAGCGTTCCCGGTATCTTCGCCAAAGACCTGCCGAACAAAATCCCGCACGTCGGCCTCGTTTTCCACAAAGCCCATCCACTTCGAGCCAATGCCGTTCAGAGTATCCAGCATCGAAGACAGGTACTCGTTCTGAATGCCCTTCGCGGAACGTTCGACCCCAAGCATGATCCGGGCCACCCCAGTGAAGGCGTGAATGTCTTCCTCACGCGAGAGACGATCAAGCTCACGAACAATGCGGTTTTGCGCGATAACTTGCTTGTATCGAGCGGCTTTCTTGGCTTCCGCCCCCGCCTGAATGTCTTTGGCAATATCGCCGGCCGCCGCAATGATTCGATCCTGCAGCGTCATCCGGGCCCACTTGTCTTTGTATTCTTCACCACGAGCAAGGGCGCTCATTCTGGCCTTGATAGCCGCGATGATCTTGTCGCCCTCGTCGCTCTTAATCGTGCGTCCCAGCGTTTCGCCGATGAGATTTAAGCATTCCTGTTTCATTCCGTAATCCCGTTGTTTCTGTAGATACACATCGCAGCCGTACCCATGGCGGCCATATCCTTATTGGCTTCCGCGTCAATGGCCGCGTCCGTTTCGAGCACGTCCCGAGCCGTCATCTGAATGGTGTTGCCATCGTCGTCCTGCCATTCGTAAACCATATCCGGGTTGATTTCCGACAGGCTTTCCACCTGCACGCGGTCTGAGTTTTCGGAGAAAACCGACTGCTCATGTGCCTGATGAGCCTGCTGCTGAGTCTCAACATCCGCCGCCTGCGCAGTGGCTTCCGGTGCAGGCTTCTCCGCCACTGTTTCAACGACCGATTCGACCACCTTCTCCGCCGGCCGCTGAGCCTCTGCCAACGCCTGCAGCGTATTCCGCATAGTTTCAACGTCCACCGCCGGCAACGCCTCGCGGAAACCTTCGGTAGCACCGCTTTCACGCATAGCTGCATTCGCCTCAGAAATCAGGCGGTTTTGAGTATCACGGAAGATGCCCATAACATCGGCGAGGTCTGTCGAGACGTTTTCTGCCTCACCAAACAAACCGCCCTGTGGGCCGTTGCCGGACGACTTCAGTCGGTTTTCCACCGCAGCTGCGAACGGTTCAAGCACCCGAGCAATGGCAGCGGCCGAGTTCTGATTCTCGGCAATGAAGCCTAGCAGCTGCTGCACCGCCGGGTTATCGCCGAACACGTCACCCTGACCGACAACGCTTTCAAGCGGCGTCCCTTCGATCTTCGCGTTACGGATGCGGTTCACCACGTCCACCAAAATCGGGCCCAGGTCAACCGCGCCGTTTGAGGCTTCCCGGATGTTGATAACGTGAGGCGCGAAAGCCGCCATCGCGTTCAAAATGCGCTTGATCCCCTGCTTATCGGTATCGTCCGCCACCAGGGCGGTCAATGTCCGGTCACGGTAGGCTTCATAGAAGACAGCCGCACGGAGTCGATTCGTCGCGGTCTCTGTCGGCCGCCCGTCTGCCGTAAGGAGCTTCCCGAGGGAATTCGGTTCACCAATGTCAATCGTGAACTGCCGCGCCGTCTCCGGAGTCGGCGCGCCGTCCTCATCGAACTGATACTTCCAAACATTGTTACGGATCCGCGGCGAATCCTGCACCGCCGTTTCGAGAGCCGACTTTTCCAAGACGTTCGAGGAGTTCGACCGTTCGATAAAACCCGTTTCCACAGCTTCCGGCGGCATGATGCGCACCAGCACCGGGTGCTGCATCCCTGCCACAACTTCCGGATTGATCCCTACGGACTGCGCATCGGCCATCAAGTCCTGTCGGTATTGCTCAGCCGTCCCGCGGTTGTAGGCTTCAGAGAGACCGGCCATGCGCCCGTTACCCGCTATCGCGTGCATCCGGGAAGGATCGGTACCGTATTCCGGAACGGGCGTCCCGTCAAAGTTATTGGAGCGGAGCACCGAATCCGCCTCGACCACGGCATAGGTCATCGGAATTTTGTGACTGCCGTCGGCCACAGTTTCCGTATTCCCCAAATACTGTGAATCAGGCACCGTCCCATAGGACACAATCGGCGCACCGGAATCCGTCGTGCGGGAGACAGAAAGTCGCGTGTAGTCCGGAGCTGTGGCAATGGCGTTCATCTGTCCGACGGACACAGCACCCGTGCGGTCACGGTTCTGAAGCACCACTATAGTCCCAGCGTCCCCCATCTGGAAGGACTTCGCGAAGGCGTTCTGCGCCTGCAGGACCGTTGCATCGTTCACCGGGACGTTCTTCATCGTCTGAGAAACATCCACCTGTTCGCCGGAGTTCATCGCCTGAGCCGCCTGCTGCTGAGTGCGAATCGCCGCCATGAAGTGGTCAGGAGCCGAACCATTCTGCAGGGGAGCCGTAACCTTTTGATTATTCGTACGCTGAGCCTGAATGACACGAGCCGCCGTCACCTGCTTGGAATTCGACCGGAAGGACGCCATTTTCTTTTCTGCGTCGTACATGCGGTCAAGCACCCGGCGGACTTCCTTAGACAGTTCCGGAAGTTCTTCGCCGAACTGCGCCTTGTAGCGTTCGCCGATTTCCTTCTTGGCCGCATCGTCGCCGGAACCTTCGCCCACGAGGTCACGGTACATATCCATTAGCCACCGGGCAAAGTTGCGGAACATACCCCGCAAATACCCTGCCGGCACCTCACCTTCGGACAGATAGCGTTCCGTCCAAGCCGCATAGCGTTCCTGTAGTTTGGTTTTCTGCTCGAAGGGCAGCGCGTTGTATTCCTCAACGGACTTGAGACCGAATGCCTTCAGCAAGGCGTCAATGTCGGCCCGCGCTTCCGGGGAAAGGTTTTTGTCGGCCGCGTGCGCAAAGAGATTCGTCAGGTACCAGTGCGAGTGTTCGTGCGAGAACGTGGAAAGATTCGCATTCGGCGTGAGTTTGATAGTGTTCGTCTGCGGGTTGAAGTACCCGCGGATTTCGCTTTCACCCCTGCCATGCTGAAACAGCACGTCCCCGCGATCCTGTTGCAGTTTCTGTGACAACTCCTTTTCAGCCTGCAAGCGATTGTTTGTCCGTTCGCCGCCAGGGAGAACAGTATCTTTCGCGTATGTGCGCACCTCAACGCCGGCGTCCTCCAGAACCTTCAGCACTTCCGGCAAGGTCCCTTCAGGCACCACCGCGCCCGCAAACTCGCTCAAGCCTACTGCACGCTGAGGCTTTGCCTCAAAATAGTCCGTAAGCCCCTTTTGCACGTCCGTGAGAATTTTTACGCCGGAGTCCAACAGTTCTGACGGGAACCCTCCCTTCGGCTCCTTGAAACCGTTTTTGACGAGCGCAGCGCGGACCTTCTCAGTCGTCGGCTTCCCCTTCGCAGAATCGGCCAACGCCCGCATTGCATCGTCCATCGCCGCAAAGGCATCCTTGTAGCCGTAGAAGTCTGCCGCCCGGCGCCTGAAGTCACTCATTGCGGCATCAATGCTCTTGTTAGCCTCATTAGCCGTCGCCGAATCAACCACCATTTCGCGATTCGCCTGAATGCTTTTTACTGACGAGAACTTCTTCGAAGCCGCCGCACGCACCTTGCCCGGACCAAACGTCATCGTGTCTTGGGTGTTTTTTGCCACACGCTTCGTCATGGCCTTGACAACGTTCTGCAGCGTCACCGGAACCAGTTTGCCGCCGACCTTGATTTTCGGCTCACCAAAAAGGCCTTCCGTCTTTTTAGCAACCCAAGCATCAAAGCCTTCCGAGTTATTCTCGAAGACCTCGCGAATTCGCTTTTCCGTCGCGTAGGAATCAATCTGCGGCTCCGTCGGCGCTTTACCAATCTTCTCAACATTGTTGATCAGGGTATAAAGATAAGCATCCACCAAACGACCGCCGTTGCGAATCTTGTCGGCATTCCGCTTCTGAACGCGAGTCGCCTTATCACCAAGTGCATCAACCGCCTGCACGTACGCTTCGTTGTAGGCCTGCATCGAACCTGCCACATCGAGCGATTGGTCAGCCTCAATCTTTTGGAACAACGGAAGCAACAGATACTCAAGAGGCGTCCCGGCGTAGGGCTGCTGATAAACAGGCTCAACCTTGATGCCCTTCTCATCAAGGAACATCTTCTGTGAGACAACAGAGGTACGGAACTGCCACATAAAGTCGTCACGGTCAGGGCTATCAATGAGCGACATCATGGTATTGTCCATGCCGCCGCGGAAAAACCGCTCAGTCTTCCGATATTCCTGCCGTAGAGCCTCGGACTTCTTCTTATCAACGGACTTTCCCCACTCAAACGCGGGGAACGTATTCGTATAGGCGTCCGCGCTGTAAACCTGCGTTCCTGTCGCGGGATCAATAAGCCCCTTTGTCCCGATCAGGGTAATGTCGCCAAAACCGGAATAACCAGAATTCACCTTCGTGATGCCTATGGACGGAACGGCCAATCCGCCGAGTGCGTTAGCCTTCAACAAATTGTCGGCATCGATATGGTGCACCGCAACGAGCCGATCGGTCGGTTGACTCGGAGCATCGTAAGAGAATGCTCCTGTCGTCTGATTGAACTCCTGCGGTTCGTAGTACACTGCCCCTTCGGCACGATAGGAATCATCCACCGAATCAAACGCACCGCGTTGATCTTCGCGGACAAAACCCTTAAGCAAATCTGATAAACTGACGGTATCAGCAGACGACCACGCAGTAGGTACCCCAGCACCGGGGGACTGCGCGGCACCGGGAGGGACACTAGTAGCGTCTGTGGGTGCAAGTGGTGCTATAACCCCCTCCCCGCCTGCGGTACCAATTTCTTCCACTTCCACAGCATCAATGCTGTGCGTCGCCAAGCGCTCACCACCGGCCGAAGGCAAATAATCCCGCACAATCAACTGAACACGATAGTTTTTTCCACCGTAAGAAGCTGCAGCTGCAAACTTGTGGATTCCGCGAACATCGGGGTTTTGATGCTGAGTGTCTGTGTGAGATTCAATCAGCTTAGCGTCCGAAACAATTTGTTCGAAGTTTTGGACAATGGCGTCATATAAGCCGGCGTTTTTCTCTGCGAACTTAAACGGCGGTAGCGACTTCTTAGCGTCACCACGAGAACCTGTAAGAACCCATCCACTGTCAGAGTTTTTGACACCTTCGGACAGTTTCCCTGTCAACGTATCGATAGCGACCTTGCGCCCCTCTTCGGGAACGTCGTTCATGTGAACCACATTGACGGCTTCGTTTTCTCGGCCAATCGTCTGCGGCCCCATGTGCCATTCTTTGCCCTGGGTCACCGGCATACTGAAGGCTTCCTTCGGTACCTCCGCAGACTTCCCGTCCTCCGACCATACGATCTTTGCCGAGAAGTCCCGAACCTTGTCCGGTTCAATCCCTAGATTCTTCGCAAGTGCCACCACGGCGCGGGAGTTAATCGCCGCCTGTACGCCCGCCTGCTGGAAGTTGAACTGACTCTGTCCTTTGTTGAAAAGAGCCGTCTGCTGATCCTCGTAGACAAGACGGGCCGCGTCCTGATACTTCTGCGTTCGAATCTGTTCAGGACTGCGCCAAAACGCCCCGCCGAAGGCCGCACCCATAACCGCGCTTACCGCCAAGTCCACGCCGTTCAAGTCGTACTGCTGAGCCAGTTGGTTGTAATCCTGATGTTCGAGGATGAATTTGATCCCCTCGACTTCGGCCACATTCGTCCCGGCATTCGCCGCAGCGCCGTACGCCATGGACATACCGCGACTTGCACCGAGAACCGCCGGAAGCCGCATGCCTATTGCGTTCATCCCGAACGACACCAGGCCGGCATTGATAGCCGTGTCGCGGTCTACGCCCTCATCCATCAGGCGATTCGTCTCATCGATGCCCACGTCAGCACCGAAAGCCAGTGCGCCGCCGGCGACGCCGCCCGCCAAACCGTAACCAATTGCCTTCGGAAGCGTCTTGAAAAGCCCGTAGACAATCTGAGAAGCCGTACCCATCGTTTCGGGATCGACCTCAAAGTGAACCTTGTTGTAATCGCGAATATCCCGGGCGGCCTGATCCATAACCGCCTTTTGCCCCTCCCACCAGGCGCGGGTTTCGTCCCTGCCCATACGGGAGAGAACATCGGCCCCGGTGTTCTTAAAAGCCGTGATAGCGGAACTCGCCGTCTGCAGCACCGCAGCGGGAATGCCCTTCCACGTATCGCCAAGCCCTGAGAAGACGCCGAGAGGCATATTGACGCCCGGAAGCGGACGTTCCTCAAACACCTTGTCCGTCAGTTCGAGCACGACGCCGGGCTCATTGCGCAGGAAGTAACGGCGCAGTCGATCTGCCTCAACCGACGACAGTTTCCGCCCCGGGGTGTAAACGTCCTTCCCCTCAGCATTCCGAGACCATACACCCCCCGCCACACCGTCCTGACCGCTGTAAATCGACTGATCCGAGAAAGTCGGATGATTCGGCTTTTTGTATTTATCGCCCAAGTGACCGCGCTCATCCTCAGACATCGTGCCGGACTGCAGCTCTTTCCAGGCACCGCGCAAGTCGTAGTCGTAAACGTCCTTTTCGCGGTGATTCTCTGTCGCCCATGCCTGATATTTTTCTTCATCACCAGGCGACAAAACCGTATTGAACTTATCCGAATAATCCTCCGAGAACGCATCACGAGGGCCAACGGCATCCGTGCCCCAGCGGTTGATTCTCGCCTGCCGCATCTGCTCTTCGCTCATCTGCGGTTGCTGAGAGGACGGGGTATAGATTTCAGAAAACAGCATTGTTATTCCTTCGTCTTCACTAAATCGAACGTATAAAGGGAGCCGTCGTCACCAAACACTGATTCCCCGTTAAGCATCAGGCTGTAGGTCACACTGCCGTCTGAGTTCACCTTTTCAGTCTGCAAGGCGAGTTTCGTCATTTTTGCGGCCAACTCTTCGCCGGTCATCGCTAAACCGCTGACGTAGAACGTGCCACGGGCTTTTTTGACTTCTTGCGCCTGAGTCTCTACGAGATCGCCCAAGTCTTCTGAGTAAATGGCTGACGACTTAATCCCCTTCGGCATCACGGCTTTCTTGCCGTTGTACGCTTCAACATCGCCACCGACGGCCGCAGCTATGGCGTCTTCGATGTTCCCGGAGCCCGCCCATTGCTGATAAGCCAAAATGCCGCGCGCCAATTCCACCGTATCGGCCCGGGCCGCGTCCGACTTAAACAGCCCCTGCGTCCCATCGTTGTCCGGATTGATAGTTGCGTAAAGCCGTGCCACATTGCCGGTTTCCACTGCCGGATCATCTTTGACCTGCTTTTCGGCGATGAGCTGCAGCCCTCGAAGGTACATTTCTCCGGAAGTAATGCCGCCGTCACCCGGCGTTATGTCAAATCCGGCCATCGCCACGGCGTACTTTTTGTCACTCGCCTTCAGCTGATCCGACACCATCCGGATGCCGTTCGGCCCCACAGCGTTTGCAATCTGAGCTAAGAGACCCACCTTGCCATCCACGTCCGCTGCATTGAGCGCCGTCACCAGCCGCGCCGACTCATCTTTAGAGAGAATGCGAGGCGCCCCACCCCAATCTCTTGCGACGCTCTCAGCCTGAGCCACGCGTTCGCCAAGCTGAGCCATCATCTTGTCCGGGGCTTCAAAATTCAACGGTTCATAGCCAAATTGTTTTGTGGCAATGGCCGCACCCACCGGGTCCGCAGCCCGGAGTTTCACAATTTCCTGAGCCGCCTTCACACGAGCGTCATACAGCTTGCGGTCATCGGCATAGGATGGAGAACCCGGAACCGGCTTCGCATTTGCGAGGTCATGCTGAATCTGCTCATTGTCCATGAACTGATAGGTATAGACCGCCGTATTCGTATCGAAGGCCGCCTTGTAATCGTTGTAGCGTTCTTTGCCTGCTTTCTCGCCAAACGCCCTGACGAAATCCTCTTCGGACAATTCGTTCTCGTCATAGCCCCGATCTGCCGCCGTCTTCACTGAGTTCTGCACCGCCGTCCGCAAATCCGCCTGAGCCGCCGCCCGGTTCTGTGCCGCATAGGAATAGGCGGCCGAGAAAAGCTCCACTTTCTGCGCCTGATTGAGCCCATCAATCGCCGGAATGCCGGTACGATGCCCAGGCTTCAGGGACTCTTTGATGAAGTCTTTCTTGTTCAGCATTGTTTCGCCGACGGAGCCGGCGAGCATCATCGCGAGCGGCTGTTTAGCCTGTTGCCACAGCTGAGCCCCGATCTTTATGGCGACATCGCCGCTGATGGAACCGCGGTTATTCTGAAAATCCGTCAGAGCCTGCACCGGATTGTCCTGCGCCCACTGTTGGTACTGATGAGCACGAAAATCGTCGTAGTGCGCCTGACGTAGCTGTTTTGCCCTCTCGGGCCCAAAGCCAAGGATTTTTTGCTGATACGCAATCTCTTGGTCGATGCTTGCCATGGACTTCGCCAGGGCTTCCGGGTCACCGTAATTACTGCCGGCATCCGTTTTCAGCGCATCCATTCGGGCGTTAGACTCGTCAATGTTCCACTTCCGCTCCTGCGAAACCTGCCATTGCTGCATCTTGCCCTGCGTGGAAATCATGCGCTCCTGTAGCCGGGATTTAACCGCCTGCTGCGCCCATGGGGAAAGTTTGGAATAAACCTCATCAACGTCTTTATTCAAGCCCTCCCAGGCGTCCTTATAGCCCTTTGCAGCATTCTCACCCTGCTGATTGAAGTAGCCGTTCTCGCCAATCGTGTGATTCTGGATGATCTGCATTACCTGAATTTCGGCGCGGTCACTCTCGGCCTTTACGTTTCGGGCAGCCTGAGTCTGCATAACCTTCGCGACGTTTCCGAGGTTTTCTTCGAACGTCCGCGAGGCTATTTCCATCGTCTTTGCGTAGTTAAAAGTTGGCGTAGGCAGCTGAGCCACGCTCATTCCTGTTTGGCCGGAATCAGTCACGGACGGCACGCCGCCCTGATACATAGGAACCATTGGCATTGTGTCTTTCCTTAAAAATAGCGAGCGTATCCAAGCCGAATCCAGTCATCCATGCCGCCTGGGAGCCCCTTAGCCGGCATCAACTGCATTGCGTCTTTTGATACCGTATTCAGGGGTTCTTTCGCCAACGGTATCGGAACCAACATCCCATTACCAAGATCAAGCGTAGGCGTGTTCTTAATCGTGACAGAGTTCCCGGGCTGAGCCGTCTTGTTCGTCGAAGCTGCCGGCGTTGACGAACCGCCCATCAGCGATTCTTCCTTCTTGGTATCGAACATCCCGTTCGCAGACATCATCAGGTAATTGGTACCAACCTGAGCTGCAGAATTAAGGAGAGACGAGGCGAAGTTCAGACCAACGCTCTGCTTTGAGGCTTCCGCCATCAGCGCCTGCCCCTCATAGTTCGCCGCCTGCATCCGGTAACCCCAGGCGTTCCGGACGGCGTTTTCCTTCATCTGATTCTTGTCCATTTCCTTGACAATATCGGTCGAAGCCTGCACTTCCGCTGCCGAACCTTCGCCTACTGCCACACCGTTCGCCGCCAAAGCCGCCCGCTGAGCCGACTTCACCTGCCCGGCTTCCATCGTTTTTCGCACTGTCGCGGACTCATTAGCCCGCAAGACGGCCTGCGCCTGCAGTTCCATGGACTGCGCATTGATTCTGGCAATATTGGCCTGAGCTTTCGCGATAGAGTTCTGATGCCGGGTAACGCTCATGCCGCCAAAAGCGCTCACAAGGCCCGCCGCGGCCTGGAGCCATAACGCCCCGTACCCTGCCTGAGCCGGCGTGAGTCCGGTGCTTCCTGAAGTTGTCGGAGTTGTTGCCATAAAAAATCCCCCTGATTGTCCGCACCCTAAGACAGGTCAGGGCGCATACGCGCAGGGGGAAAAGGCGGCGACATAAGACCGCCCACGGTTCTCAGGAGAGATTCGTTACTGTTGCGCCGCCATCATGCCTTGCACCACCTTTCCGGCCATCGTGGAGCCGTCTGCCGGCACCTTGCCGAGTTTGGCGAGAGAGTCCACGCCCTGAGCCATCTGGGCTTGCTGAGCCTGCTGCTGCATCGCCTGATTCTCTGCTTCCACGGCCTGCATCGCCTGCTCAGTCGGCACCACTACCGACGGAGCCACGCTGAGGTAATCGGCGTATTCGTCGGCCGCCGCGAAGGGATCAATCTTCTTTATCACCCGATTGTCGTACTGAGCGAGATTGCCGATACGCATCAGGTACTGATCGAGGCTATTGGCCCGCAGCGAGCGTTGCGCCCGGCTCAACATCGACATGTAGCGGATTTTCAGCTGTTGCCCCTGCAGTTCCGGAGGCGCCGGCGGCAATTGTCCGGCACGGGCGAGGATGTTGAAAGCTCGTTCAATGAGGGACTTCAGCACCTCGTTATTGAGACGGGACAGCACCGGCCCAAGGAGCATCAACTTTTCCTCATTGCGCCGCGCCACTTCTTCAGCCGTCATCTGATGCTTGTTCGCGGACGACACCATGAGGAACATATCGACACAGAACGCCTGATTGATACGCTGACGAATATCCTGCATATCCGCCGCCAGGGCCGTGAGATCAGGTCTAACCGCCCAAGCACTCTGCACCTGATTCGCCTGAGACGGCATATCAATGAAGTTTCGGCCGCCAGGCAGGAAATCAAGTTCCGATTCCTTCGCGGATACCGGGAAGATCAACGGTGGGTTCACCGCGTAATCAATGGCGTTCCCCTTCTGCAGGCACTCGTGATGCAGCTGTTTTGTATCGCCGATAGCAATGATGCCGGGGGCTTCTTCGGAATAAACGTCCGAAGCGTTCGCCCCCCAGCGTCCCACCACCGCCGGAAATTCGTTGTAGCCTGACTCTTGGAGGATTCCGTCTTCGCCTTCGTCACAGTCAATCTGCAACACCACCATCCGCCACGGCATATTGAGATTGTCTTTCTTTGTGCGGTCACGGTCAAAGCGCGGCTCAATGGCATGAATGCACTTGAAGGACTTATCCGGGCGGCCCTGATCGTACGCGTCCCGCACGGCCTTAGAACACTTGGCACGGCCATACTGCTCAATCATCTGCGCCGCCGTCATAGAGAAACGACGGTAAACCGTATTGGGACGATTACAGGCATCTACGCCAATGCAGTACTCACCGCAGACCAACGGATAGCAGTGGAAGCCAGCCTTCGCGTCCTCCACGATAATCATCGCGCACGTCCCGTAGACGCCGACTTCGCGCCACCCGTGATGCAACGCCTGATAGACGTTTGTGCTTTCGAACGCCATTTCCAAAATGCGCTGCACACGGTCGAGATAAACTTTGACCTCGTGGCTTTCGTCCAAATCAGGCGTTCCCGTCGTGAGCGCGAACCACTGCGTCGAAGGATCGTTCATCCCCGACTGTAGCCCGGACGACAGAATCGTCGCCGCGTACGTCGCCGCATTGTCGTAGATTTTGTTCCACCGACTACGGGACTGATTCTTAACATCCGTCCCCAGGAAACGCCCACTTGCCGGCGTTATGTGGCGTGAAATCTCAAGCCACTGAGATTCGTAGGGCTCACGCTCATTGCAGAGCACCACCCAGCGCCGCAGGATTGTTTCACGTAAGTCCTTACCGTCGCTCATGGCTTACCCCAACGTAGAACCACCGCCCAAGCTCATCTGATTCTTATTGACGCCGCCGGCCCCGGACAGAAGCGTAGACCCGCCGGACAAACCGCCGTCCTGATTCATCGAGAGAATGCCGGACACGTCCGCCCGATTCTGTTGCTGGCGCCGGGTAGCCTGCGCGGACTGTTCCGCCTGCTTTTTAGCGTTCTCTTCCGCCTGACGCGTTGCGCGATCTTGTGCTTTCGCCTGCTTATTGGCTGAGTACATCGAAGCGGCCGTACCCGCCGCAGCCACTGCCGCCATACCAACCATTGCCGCCGTTGTTGCACCTGACATTGTTATTTCCTCCGAGTGAGAAGATGTTCGTATTCGTCCGTAAACTCAGGTTCACAGTCTTCCGGGACCGCTTTCTGAGTCGCATAAATCATGGTGATAACCGTGTCTTGAAGCGCGTGATAGGCCACCTTGCGCCCTGCCATGCCCCGTAGTACCGTGTAGCCCGTCGCCCGATGAGACTCGCCATCCGTGCGAATCACCACATCGCCGCTGATGATGATCACCGTCGGCACCTTGATAAGGGCCGAGGTAAGCAGCACCCCGGCCGCGATTCGGCACGTCCGCACATAGCAGCCGGCATGGATAAAGTGATCCGTCGGCACGTCCGCTGGCGGCATTGTTTCGTTGAACACCTCAAGGGCTTTCACTTCGGCAATCCCTGCCGCCGTTGTCGGAGGCAGTTCGCCGCGAGATTGCAGTGCCGCCGTCATAACCGCACCTGGAAAACCGTGTTGACGGGCGTATAGAGGCGCCGGCACAGTTCCTCAAACCGAGAACCGCAGCGCGTCCCTACCATCAGCACCTGGGCGCCGGCCTCACGGGCCACCTTCTCGGCCTCACGCAAAAGCCGTAGCCCCGCCGTACCATGCCGGAACTCTTTGGCGAGGAAGATGGACTCCACGGACGCCAGAACTTCTTGATAGTGCGGGATGCGGTGGATCATGATGTTGACCCCGCCGACAATGCGCCCATCGTCAAAGGCGCCAATAGGAATAACGGCCCCAGCCTTTTCGGCCGTTATATATTCGTCGGGGTTCGGCGCGCCACGCATGAAAGGACTTCCGCTTTCTTCTGCGTAGTCCTTGATAATCTGCTGAAATTCAGGGCGTGCGAACGTTTCCGCCCAAGTCGTTCTACGTATTTCCATAGCGCCTCCTATGCCAGCATGATCGGCGCAGAGTCAGGAAGTACGCGCACGTAAAACCCCGGTCGAGCCGGGGTTTCGCATTAGGCGCTACCAAAAAACATATTTGTCCGGATAAAAACGACAGACGATTTCCGATGTTCCTGTTTCAGCGCTCGTAGTCCCTGTAACAGCGCCGCCTTTGCGGATGTGGTTAGATGACGTGTGCCACCAAGTATTAGCGCTCGTGTCCTGCCCGCATCGAGCAAGGAAAGAACCGCCACCATGGGGGCGGCTATGCAGCCCTCCCATGCCGCCGTCGTACCCTGAATCATCGCATTACCACCGATAGAAAAATTGGGGCTTGACAGCCCCGAAGTACCTGGGGTTAAATACCCCTGTTAGCGAGCCAACAAGCTCAACCGTAAACCCGCGCTAGACACAAAAATCTACACACGCCCACCACATGAGCAATGACGAGTGAATTTTACTAAACAACGGTGATATTGAGCCGTAAAGTCTTGCCCGCTTCTGCCAGTGTCCATAAAAGTTCACTGTTGTGATGGTTAAGGTAGCTTCCAAACAGGTATCTTGTTTGTAATTGAACAGTTGCCCCTGTATCTAGCCTTGTTACGTTTATCTTTTTATCAATTAGGCTGGGGCAAGAAAGAGATGTTCCTGTGTTCTGGGGATCCTTGACACAATACATAAAATCAATTCTTGAGCCGGAAATATACGGGTTGTCAAACTCTGCATAGGCAAAAATATTATCTGGACCATCCGCAAATATTTTTATCGTATGCGTGGCATACATAACAAAGCTCACGTTCACGCTTACCGATCTGCTAGGCATCGTGAAATAGTATGTAGTTCCTGAGCCTGATACGCTCACGCCACTGGCTGATACGCTGGCAACCTCATAACCTGTGGACGGACTCACATAAATGTAAACACGCGTGCCAGCCGTTGCGCTGTAGGTGCTTAGGCTGGCCGTTCCGCCTGTGCCAGCGCTGAGACTGATTGAATAGGTTGGGGCAACGTAGGTAAACATGACGGATACCGTCACATTTTGCGCAGGCATTTTAAATGTACGTGTGTAGCCACTGCCTGAAACAGTCGCGCCGGGTACTGATACCGAGGAAATTACATAGTTCGAATACGGGCTGATGCTGATTGTTACCGTTTCACCTTCGGCGGCATATTGCTTGTTAACCGAGGCCGTGCCGCCTGATCCGGCTGAAACGGTAATGCGGAACGTGGGGCGGCTTCCGAGAATGGCTTTATTCAGCATACCTTCCCCCGCATCTCTGGTTTCAACTGACTGCGCTTGATTTCACTCTCATAAGAGCGCTGGCAGTGATCTTTGTTAAAGAACAAAATCCCGTCGATCAACACTTTCGGCCACTTGTAATCACCCTTGACGTAATGCCGCCATGCCCGGCTAGAAAGCGTTTCATCAGCCCAGCCGCCCATGAGTGTGTTCAAAAACTGATCCAACCCTATTAGAACCTGCTTTAAATAAGCCCGCATGATTACACCTCAGCCTGAGTGCTGTAATCGGCGGGCTTAAATTCAATCTTCATGCCCTTAATGGCGTTCTTGTCGGCGGCCTCATTGATCGCCTTTTCATACTCCCATTTTTGCCGATACCCGTCATTCGCCGCCGCCGTGATTTCATCCGCAAGAATGTGCACCTGTTCAGCGGTTAACTGCTGATACTTGTTGTCGTAATCCCTGAACGTAATCGCTGCCTTCGGCTGTTTTTCTGCCATGCGGTCAAGTCCCACGATATCCATCATGGCGCGGCTGTTACCGTTAGCCCTAAAGCCCATCGAGCTGGTGAAGTATCCGGCCTGGTTACGCCACAGCAAATAGGCCGCCTCAAGCTCCGTTTTCTTCGCCGCTTTCAGATCATCCAGCGTAGGTTCGGGGTCAGGCCGCTCGGTGTAGGCCACGCCGTTTTTCGGCCAAAACTCACTCGGCTTGCCCTCGACCTCCCCGAGCCGCTTGTTCTCATTCTTTTGAATCGCCATACGGACTTCCCACTCGCTGTGGTAGTCCGTGCCGTTATATGTGTAAAAGACCTGCATCCCTTACTCTCCGAATTTCTGAAAGTTTGCCACCCCGAACGTGCCGTACCATGCAAGGGTTACTAAGCCCTTCGCTAGCGTAGGGCTCGACCCGCTCCACGCCCAAGCGCTCTCGAGCGTGATGGTTGCCGAGCCGTTAAGCGCCACAACAGTGATCCACGCCGTGTTGGCTGAGCCGTTCGCAACCGTCAGCGAACCTCCCGAGGCAAGATTCATTGAGCGTGCAGACTTGTCGTTAACAGTGCTTGCCTTAGCGATGGCCTCTGATGTTGTGAGTGTTCCGGCGTTGCCGCTTTTCGGAATAAGCCCGTTAGTCACAGCCGTCAGCCCCGACGTCTTCACCACAGTGTCCGGAATCACGTCGTCAACGAGCTTGCCGTTGTTCCCCGTGTCTCCGAATAACTTTCTGAAAAACCAAGGTAACGCCATGTCTCCTCCTACGTATCTGCGATGACGACTATCGGCATCACCGCAGGAATATCAAAACCAAACACAATCGTTGTCGCCGACGTCTCTTCCCAATCGTCCGCTAAGAACCCGCCGAGATAGACCTTGATCCGGTTCTCCCCGACGGTATGTGAGGGAACGGCATAGGCAGCCCCCGCCGTTAGTACGGCGTCCCGACTTTCGTCTGTCTGCACCGTCCGCGTTCCTGCGCCTGAGTCGCTGATGACAACCGCCGTAATCTCAAAGTCCGTCGGGATGTCCGACGTAAAACTGATACTCGTCGTCGAGACTTCTGTGTACTCAACGCCATTCGAGCAAAGCAGACCGTTGAGGAACACTGAGAGCGAGTTATCACCATTGGTGTACGTAGGCACCCCGAACGCCGTCCCTGCCGTAAGCACTGTAGAGCGGTTCGAGCTGGTGAAGACTTTGTGAGAAACGCTACCGCCATTTGCCTTTAGCTTTTCGTCAACTTCGGCCTTAGAGTAAACGTTCACAGATCTCGCCGCCCCAATGTCTGAGAGAAGCTGTTCGCCCGTTCTGGAATAAATCCAGCCGCCCCTCTTCACCAAAAACTCATTTGCCGCCACATCACTCTTAATGTCCGCGTTGATAGCGTACCAATTGGCGTAGCAATAGTTGGCGTCTTTGATGTGGTGCCCGCCAAGAGATACGTCTCCAGACAGCGTCCCGCCAGAAAGCGGGAGGTAATCACCGCCACCGCCGGTACTTTCAATCTCAACTTTCTGCAATCCGTCCGCAGTTTTGACGTAAAGCGCGTCCATGTCTCAGCCCTTAAGGATCACAAGCCCGCCGTTCCGGAGATTTGCGGGCACGTTGTCAAGCGACGAGACGACGCACGAGTCAACGTACGTTTCCTTGATCGTCACTTTCTTGCCGGACGCGGTGATCGTTACGCCTTCACCGGCTTCGATTTCGAGGGTGTCTTGCTTCGCCGTAGCCGTGAGCGTCGTCGTGCCGACTTTCACTTTGGCAAAAGCGTTCTGATTGACCTCTGCCCCCGTCGCGATGCCCGTGAGTTTTGTGCGCTCGGCGGCCGTCATCACGACTTTCGTCGTACCGTCTGCGATATCGTCGGCGGTATTCGTGGCCGTCATGAAAGCACCGGCGGCTTTCACGTTGGCAGTGTCCGTCTTGTCCGCGCCTTCTTCGATCCCCACAAGTTTCTTGTGCAGGGATGCAGTCAGTAAGCCGTCGGCGGCGTCCGTCGCGGCGTTGTAAGTCGTATCAGTGAACTTCGCGTTTGCGGGTACGCTTGCGGCGATCGTAAAGCCAGAGTCCTTGATTCGCTTGCCAGACGTGCCGTCGAACACCACGACGTGCGCCGCGACGCTCGAGGCGGGACCGGTCACAGCGCCGTCAAGGTTCGCCTGGAGCACCGCCCAGTCAGAATTTGCGGCGCTTCCCGAGGCGTAGTCTTTGATGCAGATGATCAGGTCCCCGACCTCGCAGACATTGCCCGCGTAAGTGCCCGCTTCCTGCACGGAGTACAGCCACCCCGCCTTATAGTTCACGGTCGGCAGGCCGCTCGTGGAATTCACCACGCCGCGGAAGTGCTGCCCCTTGCCGACGACGGCCTCAACCGCCTGTCGGAGCGCGACGATTTCAGCTTCGACCGTGGACGCACCGCCGTTAACGTCGTTCATCGCCACCGCGTCCGCCAGTGTGTTGGGCGCAAGCGGCGTGTTGGCGTTGCCCTCGTGTGAATAGAGTTGAGTCTTTACGAGACTTTCTGCCATTTGTTAAACCTCTTCTTTGTATACAACCTTACGGCTCAAGTCGGCCACAGCCGCCGACGCTTCGCCTGCCAAGGCCAACGCCTCAGCCACGTCGCCCTTGCCGAGAGCGCCGATCCAAATGTCCAGCTCGTCGCCGGCCTTCGCGTCAAACGTCAGGCGGAACGTGCCGGAGAACGTATCTTCCGCGCCGACCTCAGTGAAGTTCTGCCCAATAGCAAGAACGAGGCCGTTCCAAGCAACTCGTAGATGGTGACGGTCCACGAGGTACTTGATACCTGACGGAATGACGATATCTGTGCCAGCGGGCGTATCAGCCGACAGCGCCCAAAATTTCTCGGCGCATCCTGTGCCGTTCACGATCAGAGTGTTGTCAGCCTCAGCCTTGATCCGGTCGATCTGAGTATTACCCTCGGTGACAAGGCGCTGATCCTGCCTATCGCCTTCCGTTGTAATGGCGTCGATGACTTCTTGCTGATGTTCGAGAATGTCGTCCCGACTTTTCTTCGCATCCGCCGCACTCGCGGCGGCGGCTTCCGCGTAGCCCTTAGCGATGACCGTTGCAGTTTCAGCCGCGTCCTGAAGGCTTTTAATCAACTCTTCCGGCGTTATGTCGGCCGTTTCAGGGACTTTAAGCACGCGTCCGAGTTGTTCGATAATCTGCTGAATCTGAACGACAATGCGGTCTAAAGCCGTATTGACGATCTCCGGAGGGAATCGGTTGTAATTGGTCAGTTGCGTTTCTTGGGTATACGCTAAAGCGGAACCTACCACGGCAACCTGAGTTCCTGAGAGCGCAGCCACCAGCGTCACGGTACCGCCGGGTGCAGCATCCTGACTCTCGTTCATGAAAACGGTGTAATCCGTGCCGTAGACAAGGTGCACGGGCTGATCTGCCGAATTAGCCGCAACAGCAACGTACACATCCGTCGGCTCAAAAATCTTGAATCCAAACGGAAGCGCAGTAGTGCCGGCACCGGTATAAGGCCCTGCCAATCGTTTGATATACCCTACAGCCATAAAAAAGCCCCTCAAAGATGAGAGGCATTGTCAACAGCGTTCACCAGGCTACGCGCACATCATGCATACGGGTCCCGAACGGTATGCGCCCCCAGACGACCGTTACGCGGCTGAGCGTGCCCCATCTCCGACAGGTACTCATTCATTTGAACGGCAAACGTGAGCATCAGCGCGTCCGCGCGATCGGGAGACGACAGGCCGCGATCCTTCATACTCTCTTTGCTTTCGAGCAGAATCTGATTCGTCGGCGTATAGCCGTACTCAACCCCGGTCAAGTCCGTCACAAGATCGTCGTTCTGTTCGATACAGCCGCCGGCCTTCAGCCATTCGCGCCCACGCCCCCACATTTCCGCTCGAAGATTCTTGTAGCGTTCGGTATTCGTTGCCCCGCCACCGAAGTTGATGGAGTTCACCGGATAACCGTTATGCCGCAGCCAGTCAATCGGGGACGCCCCCACGCCGCCGGCGTCCACATTGATAACAACCTTTCGGGCGCCCTTCTGTCGGAATTCGTTGTAGACCTCAGCAATCTTCGCCGCCAACTCCCAGCCGTCCAGCCCGCGGAACTCTTTTGCCGGATAAGACCGGGCATCGGTCCCGATCCTGCAACAGATGACAGACGCGTCGTCACCGAACCGCGCCACGTCCACACCAAGAATCACCACCTGCCGATAGTAGGAACAGTGCTCCAACTGTCGTTGCATCGCCTCATCGACTATGGCACGCGGGATAAACTGCAGCGAAGACGCCGACGGGAACTGCCCTAGAACGCGGACCCGCACAAAGTCAGAGTCGATGCCGTAGTCCTGAATCCACGTCGCAATCTTCTTCTTGTCCGTTCCGATAGCCGTCCGCCCATCCACATGACGATGCACCCAACGATGCCGGTACTTGTTAAAGCACTCGTAGAAGCGCCCGGTGTTTCGCGTCGGGTTGCCGAAAACCATCCAAAAAATCTGAGTGTCCTTATCGGTCATGGCACCTTCGACGACTTCCCAAATTATGTCGGCAATGGCGGAAGCCTCATCGAAAATTACCATGATGCGCTTTCGGGCGTTATGTAGCCCAGCGAAGCCTTCGGGGCGCGATTCGGACCAAGGAATCGCGTCAAAGCGCCACGTCTTGTCATGATCCTTCTGCCGGCTACAGACGCACGTCGCCGAGATGCGGAACCACGACTTGAAGAGGCAGAGATTGAACCACTTCGTCACTTCGGCAAACGTCTTAGTGCGCAGCTGGGTGTCGGTGTTGGCCGTGACGATGCCGCGGGTATCCGGGAACGTCGCCATGCTCCACAGCGTGATCCAAGCCACGAGAGCGGACTTTCCCACGCCGTGACCGGCCGCCGTCGCGTCCAGGTAGGCGGAAATGGCCCCCTCCTCATCCCCTCGCTGAAGGTAGTCCCTCATGCTCGTGAGCACGTCCACCTGCCACACGTCCGGACCGTCCCATCCGGCGAGGGTATCTTTGCCCCACGGGAAGGCAATCTGGACGAACTTCAGAGGGTCCTTTGAAGTCTGCGCGGCAACCTCCACAAGAGCCTGATTGACGCCCGCCGGCGTGTCGAGATCAATACGATCCAACACCAAAAAGGCGTCCGCCTCTTTCTTTTTCGTCTTACTTGAGGGCACCTATTCTCTCCCGCAGAATCTCAGCCAAAGACGTAAGGGCTTCGTCCTTAGCCTCTTCAGCCTTGTCCTTGCCCATTTTGAGAAATCCACCGAGCGTTTTGGCGGCCTGATTCGCTGCCAGTGGGTCGACCATGACCCAAACCGGCTTGCCGTTCATATCGAGCGTTTGTTCATCATCGTCTCCGTCCGCTATCAGCTGAGTATTGACTTCAATGATCTGTTTCAGCTTTCGGTAGACGTACTCGGGGTTGACGCCGGCGGCTTCCGCGGCGCGGTCGATCTCTTCCTCTACGGCCTTTTGAATGTTAGGTTTTTTCAAGTTCTCGCTTGCAATCGCCCCGGCCGTCTTTTTCGAATATCCGGCCTTAATCGCCGCCTCAGTCGCTGACTTCGAAGCGGCGACGGCCTTCGCAAACTTCTGCTGCTTCACCGTCAGTTTCTTTTCCGTCATACGCTCCTCTTGATCTTTTTCCACCCAGCGACCGATTGACAGCGCCGGGAGCCATCCACATAACTCCGGATTGTTCGAATCGGCATATCCAGCATCAGGCTAATTTCCCGGAAGGTGTAGCCCTCCTGCCTCAGTTCTATGGCGTGCTCAATATCCGAATCCAGGTACTTCGCGTTCCAATGATCCTCACCGATAACCGCGCCGTTGTCGGCTACTGTCGCAATCATCGTCACGACGGTATGCGTACGGGCACAGGTTGCGTGCTTTGGTTTCGGCTGTGGCGATGATCTTGGCGCGTTGCAGGCTTCCGACGGGGAGCGTTCGGGCATGATCGGCAGCTGAAACAAGGAGAGCTGCAGCCACGGGCGGGAGAACAGTGCTAACTCCGATGGATTCATTCATTTAAAACTCCTCTATGTTCCACCCGCACCCCTGACGCTTCGCCTTTGGGAAGACCACAAACATCCGGAACGGGTACTGAGACGCAGCAACCTTCACCTTTACCCGGGCGTCGTCCTGAAACACGGCGAGCGTCCCTTTGACCTCGTGAAGTTCAATTTCACCGTTTGGCCGGAGCACCATGAAGTCGGGCGTGTACCAGCACTTCCCGGCGGCAATCTTGACTTTCATGGACTCGAACCAAAACTTCTCAATGCGCCCCGCCTGCTGTTCTGCCTTCAGAAAAGCCGCGTAGGCGGATTCAGTCGCGTTCATCTCGCCGGGCCTCAGCCGCCCTTTGGCGTATAGACGTTTCATTGCGGGCTTCATTCTTCGCCCTCCCTGTGGTTCTTTTCGACCTGAGCGTCGCAGACGCCCAGCCAGAAATACCGCTGCTCTAATTTCGTCTTGAACTGTTCAGCCTCTACGGACGGCGCCCAGCCTTTAAGCCCTACGTCGTGGCCGACCTTATAAGCGCGAGTCAGCTTCTCTGCAACAGCACGGGAGACACCGGTAGGCGTTTTCATTCCTCATCCTCCCTTTCGTACTGAGCGTGAACGCGGCGGACTTCTCTCTTCAGCCGCATCAACTGCAAAGACAAACCTTGTTTTTTGAAATATCGCGGCGCAGTTGTTTCAACATCAGCGAGAACTTCCACGATCTTGGCGGCGTCCTCAGGCTTCAACTGCACGTGCTTCGGGTTGCTCATGCCAATCCCTCCTTTTTGAGTTTTTCGATAAATTCCACAGCGACCTTTTCGCAGTCCTTTGCTGTCATGCGCCAGTCCGCCGGAACCGGCCACAGTCTGCGTTCGCCCTCATCGAGCCCCACCCAGACGGCAGGCGTCCACTGCACGTACGCCGGAAGGCTGATAACGACGTGCCAAGAGTCGTACACCACGTCTTCCGGCCCGAGTACTTTTTCTCTGACAAAGACGTCGCACGAAATCAGACCTGCGTTAGGATCAAGAAAAGTTTCGGTGCTCATGCCGCCTCTCCGAAAACGTCAGCCGAAAGCGGCCGGCGCATTGAATTACCTAAAAACTGATAAGCGACGCACTTGCCGCGGATGCGGTCCACAAGGCGCGGACCGAGAACGTTGTTAAGGTCTGCCGGGCGCAGATTCGAGAGGAAAATGGTCGGGCGGTTTTCTGAAATCCGGCTGTCGATGATCGAAAAAAGAATCTGCTTCTCGTTTTCGGTGCCGGCCTGGACACCGACCTCATCAATCACAAGCAGGGAGACCTCCGAGAAAAGCCGAATTGCGTCAAAACTAGTTCTGTCGCTTTTTCCGCCCCAGGTGCTACGGACGTATTGGATGATGTCTGTAGCGCGCGTATAGATGCCTTCTGACTGCGGCAAAATGGCATGAAGAATGGCGCACGCCAAATGACTTTTTCCGGTCCCCGGGTTACCGAAGAAAAAAAGTCCGTAGCCGGTCTCTTTCGCCTTTTCCCAACCGCGCACGAACCGGCAGGCGAGGTCCAGCGCGCCTTGTTGGTTTTTCGTCTCGGCCAGAAAGTTCGAGAATGTTTTTGTGCGGTATTCGGCCGGGATGCAGGAGCGCCGTAATGCCTCCTCGATGCGGTCGCGGGCTTCAGCCGCTTTCTGAGCCTTTTCGTAGGCCTCACGCTCTGCCTGGCGGCGTTTACGTTCGATCAGTGCGCACTCAGGACACTGAGACTCACACACGACCTGACCGCCCAAAACGGTCTGAATACCGTTATACGGTCCGTGAATTGCGCAGTTCAAAACGGCGCCCCTGCGGATCGGCAGAGGGACTGCGTCCTGCGAGGATTCGATGATGGCTGAAAATGTCTGCATGGTTGCTTACCCCCAATTGGCCGTACCGTCAGGATTCATTGATCCCTCGTAGTAGGCCTCGTCAAAAACTTCAGGTTGTTGGTGTGCGGTTGATCCCGCGGGTTTTCTCGATGTGATTTCTTTCTCGCGCTTGACCCAGTTGAGCCACGATTGATTCCATCCCTTCCCGCTACGCATGGTGTCCTTGCCCTTGCCGATCCGGTAGTAGCCCGAGAAGCTGGCAAAGACCGTGTCTGGGTTGAGGTCAGGCCGAAGCTGCTCGCAAAACGTCCGCCAGTCTTCGGGCAGGGTGTCGAGGTTGAATGCGTGCGTGATTGCCTGCCGCTTTTCTTTCTTCTTTCTTTCTGTCTCTTTGTTGGTTATTGGTTCTTGGTTATTGGTTAGCATTGCGTCCGCATTGCGTTCGCTATGCGTTTGCATCCCGTTCGCATCTGCGTCCGCATTGCAAGTGCATCCGTTTTGCATGTCGTTTGCATTTGCGTCTGAGGCTTTCTTTCCCCTTGAGCCCTTATTCCATCGGGCTTGAGCAGACTTCGCGGCCTTCTCGGACTTCTCCGCGGCCTTGGCGATCTCTTCATCGCACCGGCGATGCGCATAAACGTCACCTTCACGATGGAAAAAGCGGTCAAGCACATATTCCAGTGCGGCTTTCTCTTCCGGCGCATATGCTCGGGAGATGCGTTCGCATTCCGAACGCATAAGCGGACGCTCGACTGAGTAGTAGAGCATCAACAAATCTATGTAGACACCCTTTTCGAGTGGCGACAAAAGACGCGTGCTCGAATCCCAGTCACCTACGTGAAACTGAACGTAGTTCATGGCGAGCCTCCCGGCTACTTGCCCGTGCTTTCAATGAGTTCCCAATCGATCTGAGGAAGAATCGCCCGACGGGAAACCTGCCGGCGCGTTGCCTCTTCGAGTTTGCAAGCAAGCGTGACGGACACACGACGTTCCGGGTGGTTGACGATGTTGTAAAAATAGTTGAGTTTGATCCCGCACTTTTTGCAAATGGCCTTTTTCTCGACCGACGCAAGGGAGCGGAAATACTGCGATGCAGAGGGAAGCATGAGAGCTACTCCGTTTTAGTTCAATTATGGGTACTGGAATACTACCCCACACATTCCCCAAAAGTCAACCAATACGGCGCAAAACCTTCCTAGACTTTGTGCGACAATCTAACCCATAATTTGACCTAGCCGGACTAAGAGGAGGACAAATAATGGTTGATGATGAACTGACAGCTCGTCGCCGGGTTAATCTGCGACGTATCGCCGATGAGTTAGGTGGAGCCGCTGCTGTTGCCAGGAAGACTCAAAAGAGCGTCCAACAAATAAGCAGTATGCTCAACGGCACCAAGTCCTTCGGCTCAAAGATCGCTCGTGACATAGAACCTAAACTGGGGCTTCCCCTGCAAAGCCTGGATAAGGAAGCGCCAAATTTTGTAGTTGCAGCGGAAACGCCTGAAGCTACGGGGTACGTGCGCATTACAGCGCTTGAGGCGCGGAAAGAGTACAACCTGATGCGCATTCAGGAATTGAGCAAAATCAGGCTGATGGAGTGCAAAGAAGATTGGCTGTACGAACAAGCTCTTTCCACATCCAAGCCCAGTGCGCTAAAGCTATTCTCTGCGCCATCGGACAACATGGAGCCAGAAATTCTCCAAGGCGGATCAGTCGTCGTTGACATCTCGCAAAACACTTTCACCGCCAACGGCATATACGCCATGACGTATCAGGGTTCGGCATTCATATATCGGATACAGATGAACCCTGACGGATCAGTATATTTTTTGTCGGATAATCCAAAATATGAAAAGATGGTAGTGAAGGACACGTCCAACATCGTGATAGTTGGACGGTGTGTCGGCTGCTGTAACACGCACTCGCTCTAATAAAATTCCATTGTTCATCAAATCTCAAGCCCGCGCACTGCGGGCTTTTTTGTTGCCTTTTTGACTCCTATCAAAAACCGGTCACCTAACCAGAATACCCTGAAGTCATCTTTTATAGTTGACAAGCAGGTTAGTGCTGTGGTTTAATTTCGGGTACACCGATGAGTAATTCGAACTCATCTAAACAAAACCACCAGGAGGCAACATGACCATCACCCTCACACCCCGTGAAACCGCGCGTCTCATCGTTGACCGCGCAAACGAACTCCAGGAGCTCGTCAACCAGAAGTGCGAGCCCAAGCACCGAGATATTTGGCGCGCCGCCCTGCGGACGCTGGAAAACCGCATCTGGGAAGCCGTTAACCACTTGAACGACATCACCAACCTTTGCGGCGTCGGCGAAAGCAGCAAGCCCGAAGGTGCGCCGATCCCGCCGGAAGGCGAAGTACCGGTAACTCAGGCCAAAGACGAAGAAGTAATCGCGATCGATCAGGAAGCCGCCTGCCACAGCATCTACACCCTGACGACCGAGCTCTCGCACTTGGCCTCAACGCACGAAGAAGGCCGCAACATCCCCGAGGACGCAAACAAAGCCGTCGGCATCCTCGGAGAGCTGATTGAAAACGTGAAGACGCTCTACAGGATCACAGCCGGTGATTCTTCACAGCAAACCGAATGACGAGGAGTAAGCCATGACGCTTGAGCATTGTTTACTTATGGGGCAACTGGCCGACATTGCCGAGGCGCGTTTTTGGGCTCAGGCAAACGTGGTGATCGCCATTGCGGCCGTCACCGCCCTGATCGTTCTTCTGCAGTGGGCGCTGGCATGAAGCAGTTCATCGAAAACGTCCTGGCAGCCGCGGGATTCATCGTCCTCATGTACACCCTGCTTTCCCTGCCCGGCTACTAGAAACGAGAAGGTGAGCGCCCTGCCTTACCGGAGAAAGAAATGATTGATCTCAGCAACCACAACGAAGATTTGATCCGAGACGCCAACACCTGGAAGCCGCTCAACGTCTACCCGCTTGAACGCGTGATGGTGTTCGAGAGCGGCAGCCAAAGCTACTTCGTCTACACCGAGCTGCATACCGTTTCAGTGAGCGACGCAAGCCGCAGAGAAGTATCGAACTCCTACGCCTTAACAGAAGACGAGTTCTCACGCCTGATGGACGAACTCAACCTCGACTAGAAGCCCCCATGACCAACTACCCAGGCATAAGCAGCGTCGATCTGATCCACGTCGGCGCGATAGACGACCCGGGCGAGCCGCCAACGTGGTTCGACGAACTCGTCAACGACGAATATGCCACAGACCTGCAGGACTTGTGGGACGAGTTCACCGGATACGAAGAAGTTATCGGCGGCCCGTACAACATGGAAGAGGCCGCCAGTTGGTTTATCGAATACCACCCTGAAGCAATGAACGAAGACTGCCGTTAACTTGCGGCGTAAAGGAAACAAAAATGACAAGACTCATCCCCATCACCGGACTCGCCCGCGAAGAGTGGCTGCAGCAGCGCACCAATGGCATCGGCGGTTCTGACGTGGCTGCAGCTCTGGGGCTTTCCCCGTGGCGCACCCCGGTCGAACTGTGGCAGGACAAGCGCGGCGAAGGTGAACCGCAGCCGGCCACGGATTCGATGCACTTCGGCACCATCTTGGAAGATATCGTCGCCAAGGAATTCCAGGAACGCACCGGCATGAAGGTTCAGCGCGTGGGCTACACGTTCGTAGACGGTGAAGGCGACTGGATGCGGGCCAACATCGACCGCGCCGTCGTCATGCCGGAGATTCAGAAAAACGTGCGGCCGGCGAAGGATCCGAAGGAAGGCGAACCGCTCATCACGACGGACGCCATCCTGGAATGCAAGACCGCATCCGCCTACGCGTCCGGACTCTGGGGCGAATCCCAAGAAGACGAGATCAAAGCCGGGAAAGTCGTCACCGAACACGAGATTCCGCTTTACTACGAAACGCAGGTTCAGTGGTATATGCGACTCACCGGGGTTCACGTCTGCTACGTAGCCGTCCTCATCGGAGGAAACGACTTCCGTATGTACAAGGTCGACCGAAACGAAGACGCCATCAACGCCATCGTTTCCACGCTGCGGGCGTTTTGGTTCGACAACGTCCTCGGCGGCAAGGCACCGGCACCGAAAGACCTGGACGACATCCGGCACCTGTACCGCCGGGAAGTCGGCCCCATGGTCGAAGCCACTCCGGAAGCCGCCATTGCTATCGGCGAATACCGCCAGCTAAAGGACAAGGCCACCAGCATCAAAGATCAGATGGAGGCCGTCGCCACCAAGATTGCAGGGTTCATCGGCGAAAACGAAGGAATCCTCATCGGTGGCGAGAAGGCAGCCACCTTCAAGTCTCAGTCCCGTGCGATGTTCAACGCCAAGCAGCTGAAGGCCGATGACCCTGAATTGTGGGCTCAGTACGCAGGACGTTCTGAGCCGTCCCGAATCCTCCGTGTTTACTAATTGAAAGGAAACAGAAAATGTCCACTACCGACACTCTTCTCGAAAAAGTTAACCCCGACGCGGCTAAGAAGGCCGTCGCCGTCAAGGCCACGAAAGAAGGCTCCCTGCTGGACGTGGTGACCGGCAAAGCGTTTCAGAAGCAAATGGCCTTAGCCCTGCCGAAGTCCCTCACCCCGGAACGCCTGACGCGTATCGTCATGAGCGAATGCCGCAAGACGCCGACGCTTCTCAATTGTTCCCCGACGTCGTTCTACGGGTGCGTGCTGCAGTGCGCTCAACTGGGGCTTGAACCCGGCTCAGCCCTGGGGCACTGCTACCTGCTCCCTTTCGGCAATGGCAAGGCTTCCGACGGCCGCCCAAATGCGCAGCTGATTATCGGTTACCGCGGCATGATCGACCTCGCCCGCCGTTCCGGACAGATCGTTTCGATCTCCGCTCACTGCGTGCACGAGGCCGACGAGTTCCACTACGAATTCGGCCTGCACGAGGACTGCCGGCACGTCCCTGCAGCTATGGCCGACCGAGGCCCCGTGACCCACGTCTACGCCGTGGCCCGTCTTGTCGGCGGCGGCTTCCAGTTTGACGTGATGAGCCGCGCTGAAATCGAAGCCGTGCGCAACCAGTCGAAAGCCGGCAAGAACGGCCCGTGGGCCACCCACTGGGACGAAATGGCGAAAAAGACTGTGATCCGCCGGTTGTTCAAGCTCCTCCCCGTCAGCATCGAAGCGCAGCGCGCCGTAGAAGTTGACGAGAAGACCGACCGCGGCGAAGCCGTCACCGCGTCCGACGTGATCGACGGGATCGCTACCGAGAAGGGCGTAGGCATCGAGATTCTTCCGGAAGAGGAAGAACCCGCTCCCGTCGCCGAACCTGCCTAACAACTGAAGAGGCGGGGTACAACTTGTACCCCACCTGAGGAGTGAAGATGCAGACCGTTTGGTACACAGTTAAAGAAGTCGCTGAGATGTTCCGAGTCTGCGAACAGACCGTGCGCAATTGGATCAAAGGAATCTTTTACGACAAGGGTAAAGCCCGCGCGTACAAAAGCGACATTCGCCTGAAGGCGACAAAGTTTGGAAAAGGCTTTCGCATTGCCGCACCTGACCTTGAGCGATTCCGGAGAGATCTCGGATGTTGACAAACGCACAAGAATCCGCGCATAATGCCCGTGCCTCGTCTACCAAGAGGCACCGGATTGGCGTCCGGAAATCAACGGCCCAAGAAGCCGCCTTTCCTATCGATTGCGCGGATTTTTTGTGCGTAGCAGTCTTCCTTGACGGGCAGACTGTATGGGGCATGCTTGCATGCACCGGTTCCGTTGATCCGGTACGCCAACCCGTACAGTCTGCCCACCCCGATTGGCGTCGGAGTGCGCAGGTTTTAAAACCCATCAACGGAGGACACGCTATGCAAGCGTTCCAAAATGCTGCTCAACCGCAGCCGTCAACATTCAATCTCCCGTTCGCCATCACGGCGCTCATCAAACACCAGCTGACCTCCGGCGAAGCCAGGGACTACGCGATTATGTCGTGTTCCGAAGCCAAGAACATCCTCATCGCCGCAACCGACTCGGCCGAAAGCGATAGCCAAATGCTTTCCACCGCCGGGCTTCTCAGCGTCATCAAATCCGCCGCATCGATCCTCGAATGTGCCGAACTCCTCGTAAATGAGACGGAGAAATGAAAATGACACAAGAACTTATTCCCCTCACCATTTCCGCTATCGGTAACGAAGAACAAAAGACCGTGAACGCCCGAGACCTTCACGCGTTCCTCGAAGTGAAAACCCGTTTTAACGATTGGATCGAGCGTCGTATCGCTGACTTCGGTTTTGTGGAAAGCGTTGATTTTGTGTCGGTTACTCAAAAAAGAGTAACCGGCGGGACCCAAACCGATTACTTCCTTGCCCTCTCTATGGCGAAAGAAATCGCCATGGTTGAACGGAACGCGAAAGGCAAGCAAGCCCGTCTATATTTCATCGAATGCGAGAAAATCGCCAAGGCGAAGGCCCTCCCGACTCAGTTCCAAATTCCCCAGACGATGCAAGAAGCACTCCGTTTAGCCGCCGATCAAATGGACAAGAACGCCGCGCTTCAGAAACAGATCGAAGCGGACGCGCCAAAAGTCTCGGCTTACGACGATCTCGTAGACGACACGGGGCTTTTCACCGCCACCGCCGTCGCGAAAATTCTGCATATGAAACGTTGCGACCTGTTTACTTGGTTAAAGCGCAATCAGGTTGCTTATCAGCAAGGGAAAGATTGGCTTCCTTATTCCACGTGGGAAAAGAAACAATGGGCCGTTGTGAAGATCAGAGAGTTGGATAACAAGAAAACCGGTGAACCTATCACCAGCCGACGCCTTCGCTTCACTGCCGCCGGAATCTTTCAGATGCACAAAATGATGCAGGCGCAGAAAATCAACGTGCCCGAACAGCTTGACCTCGACATTTAAAAGGAGCCACAAATGAAACAGATCGATCTCACCCCTATCTACAAGGCCGCCGCGAAGGTTATGGCAGAAAACAGTATCAAAGAAATCCGCCTCCGCCTTCTAAAAGATGATGATGGCCCGTCCGCCATCGACTTCGAGATCAACGGCACAGGCTATATGTCCAACTTCGAGGAATATATCCCCACCATCAAGGCCGTTGAGTCCGGCATGATGAAGTTAGTCATCAGCTACCCTGACAACGCCTAAGCATCTTCGCGGCGTCACGCAAATGCCCCCCGCCAACCAAAGGCTGACGGGGATTTTTTTATGAAAAAATGGTTTTTAATAACTCTAATGGGAACATCAATACCAAATATAAACCAGCATCGGTATTTTTAGCTGTGGCTATAGACAGGCCAGCACAGGCCAACATTATCCCAACAATTATTAATCTCTCCCTTGATGTTTTATCTCTTTTGTCTCCTATGGAATTAATCAATACGAGAATACATAACCAAACCATTGCAGCACATATAACATTTAAGAAAGCGCAAAGGCCGCCAACTAAAACGTTCATTTCTCCACCTTGCTAAAACAAAAATCCGCCCACGCCTGCATCAGCTCACGTCGCCGACGCAGGTACTTATTCCGGTTGTAAGCACCATTGAATTTTTTGTCGATCTTGTGGTGCAGCGCCTGTTCCACCACCAGCGAATCAAAACGCTGATCGTTGTCGTATTCGTCCGATAGTGCCCAGGTGCAGAACGTCCCGCGAGCAGTGCCATGCTGGGTGGGGATAATCGGATCATCTTTTTTGCCGCGCTCTTTTGTCTGGGCTTTGTCGATCCATATCGGTAAGCCTGCAGCTTTTCGGGTTTTATTCGCATTCTTAATTAATGTCGAGAATATTGACTGGCAGTAATGATTGCCCTTGTCACCCACAAATACCCAACCTTCTTTTTTTATACCAACGCTTTTTAAAATATCAATTGCCTGATCTGATAACGGAACAATAAGAGCGCCGTTAGATTTTATTTTTAGATCGATGCGCTTAATCCACCATACTTTCTCGTTAAGATCAATGTCTTCCCATTTAGCAAGCCGCGCCGTCTTTGAACGGGTAGCGGTCAAAATTGAGAATAAAAAGAGTTTTGCACTATCGTTCGGATTCTCGGTTAATTCCTTGATAAAGTCAGGCAAGTCCTCTGCGTTTACCGCGCCATAATTTTCAGTCTCAATATCGTTCTTTCCCAAGAGGTGCTTTAATGGCCCGTTCTTATCGGCCGGGTTAATCCATCGATCGGTCTCTTCGGCATAAATCCAATCGAAGGTATCTTTGATTGAGCGAAGGCATCGGTTAAAGACAATGGGCTTATCGAGTAGGTTTTTCTGAAGCTGTACCATATCCTTCGGGACAATCTGTTCGATCTTCATATCACCCAACACAGGGAACACGTGGTTTTTCCAGTTAGACGTAAAGTCCCGATCAGTACCAGTGCCCTCCGTCCAGTCCCCAACTTCGAGTTTATGTGCTCTATATAGAAGAGCGGCTTCTTTGAACGTCGGAATCTTGGACGCCTTCTCCTGCTGCTTCGCCTCCTCTTTGGCCGCGGCCTTCTCCTCAAGATGCTTCAAGAAATCGTCTGCGGAGAGTGCCCGAAGTTTTGAGGCTTCCCGCCGGGCAGTGGCTAAATCCATTGTCGCACCGCCCATGCCGAGTTCAATGCGCTTGCCGCCAATCTGTCGCCGGAAGACCCATGAGCGATACTCACCGCGGACACGGTAATAAAGGCCGACTACCGCCCCGTCGTTATGGAGACCATCGGGAAGAGAAGCGAGTTTTGCTTGTGTGAGACGCGCCATAAAGTAGACCTCCTGGGAGGTGGTGGTAAGAAGTTCTGCCACCAGTTTTTCCACCAGCCTTACTTTACAACGAAATGAACTACCTTACACTACCTTAAAGTGACGAGTAGAAATTGACGAGGCCTTGCGCCTGATTTTGAACGAAAAACTTATACTACCTTGCACCACCTTAAACTACCTGCGCACAATAAGAATGCGTTTTTACGGGACGTTTAACAATCAATAATTGCAAGGCTTGCAGGTCACTGTCTAATTTTTCCACCAGTATTTCCACCAGTATTCATAGGAAATTGA